AAACAAGAAACATAGATAAGCGGCAAAAATGGTGGCAGTTTGGAAATTAAGATTATAGGGACTTAAGATTATGAGTGATAAAATTAAAAAAGAGATTGACGAAATAAAGTAATGATTATCCTCTGAAGATGATCCACGCTTGGCAAGATTTTATATTGATGAACTCAAAAGGCTGAGGCTGATAGAGGGTGCAGAAAGAACTTAATTTATATGTGGTGGCGGAATAGGTAGACGCACCTGCGGGTGAACACGGAAAGGCTTGTAAGACGAATGTGCTTACTGTTGAATAGGCAACGATAAAACCTAAAATGTGTGATTTATAATCCCCTCGCCGTGGAGGTCATGCTAGGTGCAAATCCTAGCCCGCATATCTAAGGTAACCAAATGCAAATTGAAATTAAAATAAATAAAACTTATCTTCCTTTTCTTAATTGTGAGGCATCGAGGCAGATATTTTTTGGCGGCTCATCTTCTGGCAAGTCGGTGTTCCTGGCCCAACGGTGTATTTTGGACGTTATCGATCCTAAGAAGATGCGCAACTATTTGATTGTGCGTAATGTAGCTAAAACAATTAAGAAATCAACTTTCAACGAATTATGTAAAATTATTATTAGCATGGGATTGCATGAACGATTTATCATAAACCAAACAGATATGACAATTACGGCTAAACTTACTGGCTGCCAAATTCTTATGTGTGGTCTTGACGATCCGCAGAAGATTAAATCCATGACACCCATTAAAGGCGTTCTTACTGACATATGGATAGAAGAAGCCAGCGAGGTAGAATACAACGCTTACAAGGAAATATCTAAACGCCTCAGAGGCACCTTTGACGGAAACAAACGCATAACAATATCATTTAATCCTATCCTTAAAACTCATTGGATTTATCCAGAGTTTTTCAGTGATTGGAGGGATAATGATACGGAACTTGTCACTGATGAATTAGTGATAAAAAAAACGATATACAAAGATAACTCTTTCTTAACAGAAGATGATATCAATGCTTTAGAGAACGAAACGGATGAATATTATTATAATGTTTATACGCTCGGTAATTGGGGTGTGCTTGGTGCAGTAATATTTAAGAATTGGCGTGTTGAAGATTGCAGCGATATCCGCAAGATAGCTGATAATTATAAGAATGGTCTTGACTTTGGGTTTGCTGCTGATCCGGCAACCATTATTAGGACTCACTATGACCGTAAGCATAAAAAGATATACATTCTTGATGAGCTATACCAAACAGGATTGACTAATGATTTGCTTGCTGGAGAAATAAAAAAGATAGTCGGTTATGAATATATTACTTGCGATAGCGCAGAACCTAAATCTATTCAAGAGTTAAAGAATTTGGGAATTTCCGCACTGCCCGCTAAAAAGGGCAAAGATTCAGTATTATATGGCATCCAATGGTTGCAACAACAGGAAATAATTATAGATTCTTCTTGCCAACATACGAGAAATGAATTTCAAGTGTATAAATGGAAAGAAGATGCGGGAGGCAATGCCATTCCGATTCCTGTTGATAAAAATAACCATTTGATAGATGCTTTGCGGTACGCTTATGCGGATGAACATATAAAAGGTACTGATCCTATTACAGTTAATATTTAGGAGATTTATTATGCCGCTAATTCAAGGCTTTTCTAAAAAATCAATAGCTACAAATATAAAACAATTAATAAAAGAAGGTTTTACCCGGGAGCAAGCAATAGCTATCGCAATGGACATAGCGAGAAAAGCCAAAGCTAAAAAGGCAAGGAGAACAAAATGATTACTAGCGAAGCGGCAGAAGTATTAAACTGTTATATTTACAATATTGATGACAGCGATATGGGAAAATGTAAACTCTTTGATCGCTTTGTTAGCATAGTTAGTTCAACAATTAATAGGATTAATAGCGAAGGGCAGTTCATTGAGATAAACGAGCTAGAAGAAAGAATAGAAGTTTTAGATTTTTGGCACAAAAGTTTTCATGCTGCTGCTGTTGCGGAAATTGAACGGACGGGGGACTGGTATGCTGGCGGCAGATGTTTGATTTCAGAGGCATTATTCAATATAGTTAATAAGTTAAATAGCTTAAAGATAGAGGGAAAATAAGATGCTTGATATTAATAAATATAAAGAATCTAAGCTCCCTCATGTTGTCAGTGAGGTTATATGCTTATGTTGTTCTGAACGATGGTATGCCGTAAGGCCAGCAGAGACATTATTAATAAATATTGTATGTCCAAAATGTTTGACCGCAGGCTTCACAATAGAAACGGGCGAAATATTAGAGGGGGAATAAAATGCTTACTAATTTATCATGGCTTGATATTGGGGAAAGATTCCCTCCTAAAAGCGAACAAAAAAGACTTGATATATATGAAAAGAATAGGGAACTATTCGAAGGAAATCATGCGGAGATATATGAAGAAGATCTAAAACGCATTGAGCGCGTTATCGGCAACTTTGAGGATGTTGTTTCATATCCTGTAATTCTTAACTTCCAAAAGTTAATGTCATTAAAAATAGCTGATCTTCTCTTGGGCGAACCGCCACAAATAACAGCAGGAGAAATGGATAGTAAAGAACAAACTACTATTGATTTGATAGAAGAACGTTCTGACCTTAACAACACTTCATATCAAGTAGCTATTGATGTAAGTCGTTATGGTGATGGGTTATTCTATATTAGAGATGACAGTAATGGTGGTATTATTGATATTGTTTGCCCTTCATATTGGTTTGTTGTTGTCTCACCCACTAATGTGCGAGAAACTATCAATCATGTTCTAGCATGGGAATATGAGGAAATAAGAAACAATACCAAATATGAATATTTAAAAGCTCAAATTCATTATATTGGCTATTACGAAGAAAATATTTACGAAATGTCTGGCGGGACAATCAATAAGCTGATAGAAGGGAATAGAATAACGACAGGGCTTGATGATTTTGCTGTTGTTCAAGTTCCTAATGTTATTACTTCCGATAGGGCCACAGGATTAGATGATTATACTGATGTTGATTCCATTATAGGTGAGTTGTTGGTGCGTGTCGGTCAAGTTTCACGGATATTAGATAAACATGCCTCTCCGTCAATGTCAGGCCCGCAATCTTCTCTTGAACGTGATCCCGTGACAGGAGAATGGACATTGAAAGCGGGTAATTACTTCCCAAGAGAAAGTAAAGACGATCCAGAAGTGGCATATATTACTTGGGATGGTCAGTTGGCAGCTAATTTTCAACACATAGAAAAACTAGTTAATTTCTTATATACTATCTCCGAAATGGGTAGCGCAATATTTGGTGATTTAACCTCATCTACTGGCCAAGTTCCTTCCGGCACTGCACTCAAGCGGCTCATGATTGCCCCACTCGCTAAAGTCAATCGCATCCGCATGAGATTTGATCCGGCTCTTAAAAAGGCTATTAATCTTTGTAGTCAACTTGGCGGTAAGAATATTGTCAATCTTAAAGATACCGATATTTCTATTCTTTGGCAGGATGGATTACCTGGTGATGCTTGGGAAGAAGCTCAGATTATCGAAAAACGTACCGCAGGCAGCAAGACCATGAGTGCACAGCGAGTTTTGACGCAATATGACGGCATGAGCGAAGATGATGCAGAAGCAGAATTGGCTTTGATTGAAGAAGAAGATACGGAAACTCTTGTGGCACCTACTTTTGGTAGCGAATAGGGGTGATTGAATGGCCATTAAACCATTGCCACCAGAAGTTATAGCCCTGATAAGCCGTTATCAGCAAGCGCAAATTGATCTTATTAATATTATAGCTACCAAAGCGGCTCGAGGAAATGTCACCAAATATCGCAAGGATTTATTAAGAAGCGTTAATCAAGAACTAGCTATATTGAATAAATATGCAGAAGGTTGGGCATTAGAGAATATCCCAGCAGCATATAAAACAGGTGCAGTAAGCGCATATGCAGCATTTAGAGCCTCAAAGGTTGCCATCAAAGAAGTGGCAATTAATGTTAAAGTAGTCGATATATTAGTTAAAAATACTACTGGAATGTTGACGGATGCTGCTGATTTTATTGGGCGTGTGATTGCTGATGATATACGCAAGGCAAGTATAGAGGCGGTAGCGGAAAAAGTTACTACTGGTGCTACTGTCAAACAAGCTAAAGCCAATTTGATAGCGAAATTAACTGATAAAGGCGTTCTCACCATCAAAGACAAAACAGGGAGGGCGATTAAACTAGATGCTTATGCCTCAATGGTAGCAAGAACAACCACGCGGGAGGCTACCAATAAGGGTGTAATACAAATAGTACAAGAGGCAGGACATGATTTAGTTCAAATGTCACAGCATTTTACTGCTTGTCCAATTTGTAGCAAATATGAAGGGCGTGTTTATAGTATAAGCGGAAATAGCGGAATCTACCCTCCGCTCGATGCGGCTTTCTCTGGCGGATATGCAATAATTCATCCTAGTTGCAGGCACAGTTTAGGCCCTTATGTTCCGCAACTTGATGACAATGCAGCAAAAATGATAGCGGAAAGTAACCGACCTTTTGAAACTGACCCTCGTGACAAAAAAAGTATTGAAGTTTATAATAATCAACAAAAAGTAAAAGCAAAACGGCGAAATGACCGCAACGAATGGGAGCAAGCAAAGATTGCCGCTCCTAAAGAAACCCCTAAAACATTTAGCGCATTCCGTAGCATGAAAAAAGCGGATAGTGAAAAATATCAGAAAATTAAAGAAGTTGTTAAAGAAAACATATAGA